ATCTGCTCAGGTGTCCAATTAGCAGAGAGCAGAGGCCGGTTGATTTTGAGTTTGTTTTGTGGCATAGCTCTCTCGCTTGTTCTTTGCAGGATCAGTCGGCTTTGTGGCTTTGGTCGGCTGATCCTGCTGAGTCTTTATCAACTAGGTGTTGCGTCTGCTGTAGCATCGCGATGACCTCTGGCACCCCGTCCTCTTTCTTGGTCGTGACCTCGAGCGCCTGCTTGTCACCATATAGATCAGGGCGCAGTTTTGACAGGAGCCACATAAGCGCGCGCGTATCATCCTTGCGCATAGCAGCTCCCCTGAGCTCTGCCATAATTGAGCCCTCGGCTGCGTGTCGTGCGTCCTCGACCTCTGCTTTAAAGTCGTCGTGCTTGCTCATCCAATCATACACAGTTTTACGCACGAGCCCGGCACCGACTGAGGCCGCCTCGATGCTGTGGCCCTCCTCGAGCAGTCCCAGGAATTGCTCGACTTTCTTCTGCCATTTCGGAGCTTTGGGGCCGGTGGTCGCGCGCGCGTTTGGCACCTTTGAGATATTATTACCAGACTCACGAGCTGCGAGCCCTTTGAGGTCATCTTTACTCATCAACTATCTCCCTCAAGATTAACCTTAGCGCTCGGTTGGCGCTGTGGCAGGTGTTCTTGTTTAGACCAAGGTGCTCGGCTCGTGCGTTTACTGTTATGTCGTCAAAATCGAGATAGGTTTCAGCAAGCGCGAGCTGTGTTGGTGTCGTGCATCGCCTGATCATCTCAGCCTTGAGCGTTGCCTTGTCTAGCTCCCAGTCAATATGCGAGAGCTCATCAGGTGCAGCTAAGTGCTCGCGCTCGAGCATCGTCGTGACATAATCATAATCGATGCGACGATGGTTGCGCACATGATTAAGCGCGCGCCTCATCATGGTCGATGTGATCGCAGCGTCAAAGTTTTGAGTGAGATCGATGAGCTTGACGCCTCGATCAAGCATATACAGCACAGTCTCTGAGTAAACGTCTTTTGCGTCGTCGACTGTGAGCCCTACGCGACGCATCGCTACTGAGATTAAGAATCGTTGCAGATCAGCTAAGCGCTCGCCCATAATCTGCGCGCGCTGTCTTTCGTCGGTTGTATTCATTCGTTACTCGCTTATGTTAAGGCCATCTACCCTCACCCCAGGATGCGTCGCCCTGGTTGCCGATCGGGTTCCTCTCTGGCTTTGGGCCTACAAACTCCCAAGTGTCGATGATCACGTCAAGGTCTTGCACCTTGCGACCCTCGCGCTCGTATTGATTTGTTTTGATCTTGCCGGTGATCGCGATGAGCGAGCCAACCTGCACATGCTCGAGTATGCTTGAGCCTGTCTTGTTAAAGGCGACGCATGAAAACCACATCGTGCTTTTCTCGCCACCTTTGAGGCGCTGATTTACTGCGAGCGAGAATGAGGCGATGTCTTTATTCTGCCCTCGAGCCTCGGGTGCTTTTCCTACGTTGCCAATGAGCCAAACTCGGTTCATATTAATCTCCATTCGTGATAAGCGAACGAGGCGAGCGCGCCACCAAACGCGCCCGCCTCCCTCATGACCGCCCTTATTAACACGAGAGGATCGTAAATGATATATGAAAGAATTGCAACACAGTCGGGCTCGGTGCAGCTCGTCGACGTGATGGGGTCGCCTTTGAGCGTAGTGAACAGCGCTCGGGTCTCGATGGGCAAGCAGGTTGATCAGATGAGCGAGGGTGACTGGCGCTTGATCGATTATCTTTGGTCGCACGAGCACACGTCGCCCTTTCGTCATGTGCAGTTTCAGTTTCACCTTAAAGCGCCTGTTTTTGTGCTCAGGCAGTGGATGAAACATCAGGTGGGGTGCGCATGGAATGAAATCTCGGGCAGGTATGTTCAGTTTGATCATGAGGCTTGGAGCCCTGACGCATGGCGAGCGCAAGCCGACAAGATCAAGCAAGGCTCAGCCGGGCCTATGGCTGAGGATGATGCCCTTCGAGCCCAGATGATTTACGATCGAGCAATCGAGGCGAGCTTTAAGGCATATGAAGAGCTCTTGAGCGCAGGTGTCTGTAAAGAGCAGGCGCGCGCCTGTCTGCCCCTGTCACTGATGAGCGAGTGCTTTTGGTCTTGTAGCCTGCACGCGCTCATACACTTTCTCAAGCTGCGTCTCGACCATCACGCGCAGCTTGAAATCAGATGCTTTGCTGAGGCAGTGCGCGAGTCGGTGTCAGCTGTTGAGGGTATGCCTAGGCTCTTGAGTATCGCGCTTGCTTAGCGCCACCCATTACCGGTAGAGCCTGCACGACGATCGGGGCCGACCATGCGCACCGGTCGCCCGAACATCTGAGCGAGTCGGCTCTCGGCTGCTGTGTTGCGATCGCATAGATCATCGAGGATCTGTTTAGGCACGAGGTTGCTCGTCATCACGATCGAGAGCTTCTTAGCCGACCAACGATCATACATTGCGCTGATCATCTCGAGCACCTGCGCCTTGTACCATGCCGACCAGTGACCACCGCCACCCATACCGCCAAGCTCATCGAGGCAGAGCAGGTCGACGCGCTCAAGCATCTCGTGAAAGTCGATGCGCTTGTCTCTGTTAAAGCTCGCTCTGAGGTCGAGCATGTATCCCTCGTGAGTGAGGAATAGTGCGCGCTTGCCGGCAAAGCACGCATGCTTGCCTAGTACATGTAGCATGTAGCTCTTGCCGTTGCCTGGCTTGCCGTACATCATCACGCAAGGTCGATCGATCGGATCAGTGCGCCCATGTAACCAGTCGAGCACAGCACCGACGCGCTCGGCCTGCTCTGGTGTATCCCACTCATAATCGCTCAAGAGATGCTTGTGAGCGACAAAGGGCAGGCGAGCTCGCTCGAGATGCTTGAGCTTCTGCCTGAGCGGGTGACAAGTCGGGCAACGTTTGGCGATGCGCGCCTGTCCGGGCTCGCCCTCAACACTGATCCAACCCTGCTCGCACTCGTCGCAGTATGGCAGAGGCGTCGTCGTTAAGATGCCTGAGCTGCTTACCCACTCGCTCGCAGGAAAGTTTTCTGCATTGATCTCTCTATAGTTTACCATCCATTCGTCGCTTTCGTCGTGTGATCGGTGCCGGTTGCCCAAGCTCGATCGATCTCTTTCATTCGTTGTTGTTGCTCTGTTGTGACTGTGTAGACGTTGCTCGCCTTGGGAGGCGCTGCGGGTGTCGAGATGCTTGGGAGGTGTCCCGAAGCTTGAAGCGTCACCCAGTCGATCGCGCTTTGTGGTGCGATGAGCTCCTGAGTCATCTTGTTAAATAACTCATCACCGATCAAGAGCGCATCGCGCACATCATAGCGTTTGTGGTGCTTGACCTGTCGGTGCACCTCTTGCCGGTACGCGAGGCGATCATCAATGCGCGACACATACCAAAGGCCATCGCGCAGCTCTTCAGTGATCGGCTCAGGCTCGTGCTTATCCCACGCATCATCCCAAGCGCGCTCGAGCGTCTTGTCAGTCGGCTCTTGATCTGAGCAGATTAGTTTTGAGTGTGGGTATGTATGTGGTCGATCGTTGGGCACATGTTGCTTGCATCGATCACACCAGATAGACCCCCTCTCATATTCCCAATAGAGCTCGCTCGGCTCCTCGCGCGCCTCTGGCTCTTGCTCTACCTCTGTATTGAGAGAAGATTGATCTATATTGATATTATATTGATCTATATTGTTATTGGGTGACTTTCTGTCACTACCCTTTGGACTTTCTGTCACTACCCGTGGTGACTTTCTGTCACTACCCTTTGGACTTTCTGTCACTATGGGTGGTGACTTTCTGTCACTATCCTCATGTGTATCATGGTGACTTTCTGTCACTATGGGTGGTGACTTTCTGTCACTATCCTCATGTGTATCATGGTGACTTTCTGTCACTACCTGTGGTGACTTTCTGTCACCGGTGTCATTTTGGGTATGGTGACTTTCTGTCACCATGGGTGGTGACTTTCTGTCACTAATCTTTGTGATGTTGATGGTGATGCTTGCCTTATGGTGTAGCCCGGTCTCTCGCCTCATCAGCTCGCGCTCGATGTAGCCCAGCTCGGCAAGGGTTTGCAGGCTGCGCTTGATATTGCGAGCGCTCATGCTTGTACCTTGCTTCACATCGTTAGTGCTCACTTGGCCTTTCCATGTAGCCCAGTCAACACGAGTCAGCAGGTAAAGCATGATCACCTTTTGTGCAGCTGTAAGATCATCGACTGCCATGATTGACAGGCGAGCAGTCATCTCTTTCATGTGAGCTCCTTGGTGCTAGGGTGTGCATACCTTATACTTATGAATTGTCCTCTCGTCAACACTCAGTCATCTTTCTTTCAAAATCCACTTGACACCAAATAACAAGTCAGTTATCAAAAGATATGTAATCAATCAAAAGGAGGTCAAGTCATGACCCTCAAGTCTCAGCTTCAAGCTGATCTCAAGTTCAACAGATACACTCTCTCCGACCTAGCCAAGGAAGCTGGTCACACCAAGAATCACGTCTATGCGATTCTTAATGGAAAGACTGAGCCCACCCTTAAGGCAGCGATTTGCCTGAGCTATGCAGCCAATCGCCTTACAGACAAGACCTATACGCCAGACATGTTCTTTACCATCACACAGGAGCTCGACAAATGAGCATGACCATTCTCATCGCATCCCTCATCGCCCTCGCCTTTGGTCTCGCTGGGCTCATCGCTGACAGGCTGACCAAGCCTACACCAGAGCCCGAGCGCAAGCCTGAGCCCTTCACCTCTCGACAATTCAAGGCCGATGAGATCGCATACCTTGTGCACCAGATTGCCATACACGACGCGATTCACCCGATCAACCCTGCCAACTACCACGACTCGACACAGCACAGCATCGAGCGCTGGGTTAGCGAGCGCACCGGCCGTCGCTTTCAGATGACAAGCAAAGACTGGTTCCACATCGCTCGAGCTTGGTACGTCTCGCGCGACCAAGGTCTATACGCTCGCTGTGATGAGCTTAAGCAACGACTCTCGAACATCTAAACAACCCCAACGAATGGAGCAAGACATATGAGCATCTACACACCAAAGACTCTCGACCAAGCCAAAGAGATCGCTTCTCTTATCTCTGACAACCCTCGCGACTGCCTGCGCTTACATGCTGCCTTTGGCGCTCACTTTGCCGGTGATATGGCAGTAACTCAGAACAACGCATACATGCTCAAAGGCAAGCCGAGCTTGAACGCAGACGCGATGTCAGGCGTCGTGCGTCGCTCAGGTCTCTGTCGCTATATGGTGATCACGAGCTGGGATGATACCCACTGTACATATGAGTGTGCGCGCACCGATGAGCCCGAGGCGATCAAGCATGTGTTCACCTATACGATGCAGATGGCAAAGGCGCAGGGCTTAACCCGGAATCGGAACTGGCAACAAATGCCACAACAGATGCTCAGAGCTCGTGCGCTCACGATGATGCTGCGCGCTGTGTATCCCGATGCAGTCTCAGGCATGTACAGCCCAGACGAGATCGCAGATAACATGAGCATGAATGATGATGAGCGCGCGCAGATCAGTGCCGACTCACTAGGTGAGGAGCTCCGCACACCGACCAGGCAACCAAGCGCAGCACCGAGGCCGAGCGCGCCACCCAAGCAACATAAGGCCATCGAGCATAGCGCGCCACCGGTCGACGACGAAGATGTGCAGGCATTACAGCAGGTTGCTCGTGAGCTGTATGAGGTCTCGCAGATCGGTGATCTTGATGAGGAGACAGGCGAGGTAAGCGATCACGCTTGGGAGAATCAAGACGACGTGCAGCAGATCGTCAAGCGAGGGCAGTCTGTGAAAACTAAACAAGACCTCGAAGTGTTTGTCTGTGGCCTCTGGGCTCTCGCCAACAAGCCCAACAACGCAACGCCAGACGCGATCGACGAGCTGCACAAGCGAGCGATCAAGCTCGGCATCTCAGATGCTCGGCTCGGCATCTTTTAGACAGGCTTGACGAGGCGCTCGACCTCTGCCATAAAGAGAGCCTCCTTGAATGGAGCTGCCTTTGGCGAGGCAACTTTATAACCCTTAAGCACAACCCTTTAGGGGGGGCTCAGTGTTTAAGGGTTTCTTATTAACAGGCGAGCGCTCCATACGCGATCACAGCGACGAGGGCAAAGGCCCAAGCGTTGTCGCCAATAGAGCTCGCGATCTCGTCT